ATGCGATTTTGGCCGGTCCTCTTACTCGTGGTGTGCGCAAGTGTACTTTGCGCGCAGACGGATGAGGATCCAGAGGTCACTCGCGCGAAGGCTGGAATCGACAAATTGCGAGACTTGGTGGCGGCTGGAGCGCTGCCACGAGCGCAATTGGAGAAGGCGGAAGCGCAGGTGCTGGATGCGCAGGACGCGGCATATCTTCGGAAGACTCTCTACGGCCAAGACCTTACCGCGGAGCAATCGGATGAGATGATCGCCGCCGCGAATCGTCGATTCGAGCGTCGTAAGAAAGCTTACGATGATGCGCAGAAACTCGTGGATGCCGGCGTGGCTTCGCAAGTGTCGCTGGCTACTTTTCTCGACGAGATGGACATGGCGCGTAAAGAGTGCGATCTCGCCTCGTCACGTGCCAAGCTGACGCTTACGCTGGCGGAAATGGCGCGGGCTGAGGAGGCGTTGGAGGCTAAGTTGGCACAGGCGCCCGCAGAAGCGCCGCAGATTGCCGAACGCTTCGACGGCAACGGCCTGTTTACGCCGCTGACGTTCAGCAAGATCGAGACGGCATTCACCGATCGTTTCGGAAAGCCGCTGCCGATAAGTGCGATGGGAGAGACGGAGGTGCATCGGGCCCTGGGTTTCGACCACCGCGGAAGGATCGATGTCGCGCTGAGCCCGGATCAGCCCGAGGGTGTCTGGCTACGCGAATACCTGACCGTCAATAAAATCCCCTTCTTCGCATTTCGCCAGGCGGTGCCGGGTAAGGCAACAGGTGCGCACATTCATCTGGGTCCCATGAGCACGCGGTTGAAACTCGGCGGATAATAGAAGACTCATGATCGATCCGACTTTGCGAGTTTTGCTCCCCTCCGAAAAAATTCAGGCCCGCATTCGCGAATTGGGCGAACAGATCTCCCGTGATTATCCCGATGGGAATCTGCATATGATTTGCATTCTCAAGGGCGCCTGCTTCTTCCTCACCGATTTGGCTCGTGCCATGAAGCGCGACGTGTTTGTAGACTTCATGGGGATTTCAACGTATGGCAAGGGGAAGACGAGTTCGGGCGAGGTGAAAGTCACGAAGGATCTCGACATTTCGTTGGAAGGCGCCGATGTGCTGATTGTCGAAGATATCGTAGACAGCGGCGTGACGCTGAATTATCTCATGCATCTGCTCGAGCAGCGGCGTCCGAAATCGATTCGAATCGCTGCGCTGCTCGATAAGCCGGAACGTCGTCTGCGCCCGGTGCATGCCAGTTACGTGGGATTCCAGATCCCGGACCAGTTCGTGGTGGGCTACGGTCTCGATTACGCCGAGAAATATCGTAATCTGGACGATATCTGCATCCTCGAGAACATCTAACGCTTTGAATTGCCGCTCGATCCGCAAATTTTCTCGCCTGGGCGATCATAATCCCGCTCATTTACCGCCTGTATTAGGTGAAAGGGAGCCGTCCGATAGACGGATATTCCACAATGACCAGACGCACCCATATTACGTTGCTGGCTGCAGCTATGACTGCGATTTCACCGGCGGCGGGAAAAGAGAATGACGCAATGCGTGAGCTTTTGGAAGCGAGTCAGAACGAAAAGAAGGGATTAATGTTGTACGTGAAGGGCCAAAGTATCGCTGGAATCGTGGTTAAGATCTCTGGCGATACGGTCGAAATGCGCAGTCGCGAATACAGCCGGATTGCCGTCCGCATCGAGTCGATCGATGCAGTCGCAATGGCCTGACAGCAGCGCCCCAACTATCCCATGAAACCGGAGCGGCCCGTGTCTGAAGCTAGGGGCAAATCGTATCCGATCAAGCAGACCTGGTCCAGGGCGAACAGAACTACGGACTCCACTCCAGCGGCGAACGCCATTTGCCTTTCCTTCTCCCAGGGAGTTGTGTTGTCGCTGACCCCCACCAGATGACTCGTCTGAGAAGGAGGAAATCCGAGCGTTGCGGGTAAATTGATCGACGCGCCGGCTTTGCTCAGATCTCTATCTCCTGTGTACGTGAAGTTTTCCGTCTTGAGGCAAGTTAAATTGGCGGGAGTCCAGTATGTCTTGGGCAAATTGATGAGGCGATTCAGCGGTGTGTCGTTGACGTCCGGCGGATAGAGTACCTCAAATCGGGCGTCGGCGTGGGTCTGCCTGACGAAGTTCGCAATCCCGCTTGTAAACTGCCCCACTAGGCCCGGCAGGAACGCACACTCTCGCGGGAACGCCGAGGGGTCCGTATTCTGATCGGAGATCAACCCGAGCGGTGTGCCGTATGCCGCCTGGAACGTACTCTTGGTGTAGTCATCGTAAAAGGGCATGCCCGGCCCGCCGTCTGCAAAGTACCACCACTGCGCCTCTCCGAACTGCAGGTAGGGGATGACGCCGGCTGATGCTAATATGTTCGCCATATCCAGATACGCCTGCTGCCAAAACGCGGTGCTTGCGGGGCTGAAGTTGGTCTGCAGAGCAGGAGTGTTCACCCAAACTGGCCCGTTTGGATATCGCTGGGCAATTCCTGTCGCAAGGCTGTCGTCGCCATGTCGCAATTCCATGCTGAAGGCTGACACGACATCGATTCCATACCCCTTCAGAGCACGGAAATAACTCTGGCTCCAGTCCCGCACGGCGCGATTCAATCGTGGCATGGCGTTCAGATCGGTTCGCCACGCTGAATCCCGATCTGCGGTAGGTCCCTCACCCCCCGAGAGAGTCGACCCACTAGCTGTTGCCGTCAGATTCGCACTGCTGTTAGTCGCCGAAAAGCCGACGCTATTACCCGCAGTTCCCATTGACCGAGAGACTATCGTCAGCGTCGCGCCATCGGCGTGTGCCCACACTGCCGACAAACCAGCTGCAATCAGCAGTTCGAAGCACTTCGCGATGCTCGCTGGAGTATCGGTGGTCAGATTCACGTGCTGAATCGTCGTCTGGCCCACAGTGATCTGCGTTGTATCCGCAAACCGCGGAGTGCCGGCAAACTGCACGGTCGCAGACGCGTAAATATTCCCTGGAGAGCACAGCTCATAGAACCACATGGCCCCGGCATAGTGGTTTGCTCTCCCTTGGAATCCGAGTTTATCGATCAGCCACGCGGTCCTCTCCGGCGCGAGAGCTAAAGAATGGTTTGTGTCCCAGTCGGTCGCCAGAGTTGTCCCCGGTGAAGGACTAAACCTGGGCAGGTCCGTTACCGGCAGCGCAATCTCCAAAAAATCGAAATACAGCCTTTGTCCCGTCACTCCGCTGTTCGTTACGACAACCGTGTGCGGGCCTGCCGCAACCTGCCCGAGAGACTGCCGGATCAAGACGTCTTCACCCGAACGGGCAAGGTCGAGCGTCACAGCGGCGCCTCCGTCCACCTGCACCGTCGCTTGAATCGATTTCGCGACTCCGTCCAGATACCTCGTGCCAAGGTACAGCGTATGCACAAAGGCTGCGGAGTAGGTAGCCTGCAAATGATCGCCCTGCGTTGTGCTATATCGACTCGATCCCCCAGAGTAATTTCCTCGATCCTCTGTCCACGTCCCCGTCCATGTGATTTCGCTTGCGTCGTCTTCGATTCGCCGGCTTCCTGGCCCAGCGACGCTATAAAGCAGATTCCTTCCTCCGACCTGCCAATTCGTGACCCCCACCGAAAATTCGCTGCGCTGAAAGCTCCCCGGCTGGATGTCCGCCGCCCAGGTCCAGCGCAACTTGCGCACATTGGTCGTGGTCACCTGGACTTTGTCTTTATCCACCAGATTTCCGAAATCGAGACTCACATGCCACTCTTGGGGCGAGACCCCGCCACTGAACATCGTCCACTCAGGAGACCAGGTTTCCGTGCCAGCCCCATGAACTCCCCCGTAAACCCCCACTCGATTGCCGTTCGATCCCGGCGCGCCATTGTACGTCAGCGTGATCTTCGCGCCGGTCGCCGCCGCCGAGATCACACAGCCGCTTTTGCCGTTGATGAGTTGAACGAGGGCGGCCGCCGCCGACTCCAACGTGTCGCCCGTCGCAAGGATGTAATTGACGTGATCTTCCAGCCACGCCAGTTCTATCGTGTCTCCGGTCGTCACCGCGCCTTGCAACTCCAGTTCCGCCGTCGCCGAAACGGAACTACTGGCCGAAGTGGCGTAATCCTTCAACGGAATCAAATGCAGGACTTCCACTGATTCGGATCCCTGCGTGTGCTCTTCCCAGATTCTCAAGTCCGACCAGCCAATCGAGTCGTAGCTATTGGAATCGAACGGTATGCACCCCGTCCGCAACTCATCATACGAAAGCGTGACGCCGCTCAAGTCGCCGTCTGGCAGGTTCCGTAATGCCGGGTGCTCGAAAACGTTGTCCCGGTTCCACTCCACGACTGCCCAATCGAATTGCTGCCGCCAACATCCGGAGACCGTAAAGCCGCTGGTGCTGGTGCCGCTCAAAGCGGCCACGGTCGATGGTTCCTGAAAATAGCATTGCAGGTCCCGATCAGGGCGAAGTTTGCTGAGTTGTTCTCCCATTAGAGTCGAATGACCACCGTGAGATCGGCGCCTGGAAGAGTCTGCCCCACCGCTCCCACTGAAAGTGTGATCTTGGCACCCGCCGTTAGCGGCGGCAGTGTCAATCCTCCCACGCTGTTCGACACGATCATGCCGGCGCTAATCGTTAAGGAGCAGTAAGCCGATCCGTTCACACATACTGTCATCTGAATAGGAGCGTCCGCCGTCGTCCCGAGTACCGCGAACACATCCCGTACGGCATGCGGCGCCTCTACCACGACTGCCGGAGCGGCCGACGAGTTGATCGCCAGGAAGCCCGCCACTTGAATCGAATACTGTCCCCCGGACACTGTCCGCAAACCCCGATCGTCATTGTTGGTTAGAAAAATATTGGTGGTCGGGCTATTGCCGAACAGATTCGTCACAAATAACTCCGCGCTCGCAACCCGTACATCCGGCAACGAAATGGGATATGTCCAACTGCCGCTATAGGGACTTCCGAAGAACTCCGCGGAAAATGGCGCAATCATAGTCGTATTTTGCAGCCCGTAAATCGCGGACTGCGCGGTGTGTGGCGAAGCCGTGGTCCCATGCATCGCACGTGTCACCTGGTATGCCGGCCCGTTGGTCTGGACGGCATCCACGCGCATCACCTCGGCATCTACCTGAACGAAATTGCCCGCCTCCGCTGGCCCCGCTGAGTTAAGGCTCAAGACCGTGTCCGTGGCGCCAATTGCGGTCGTCAGCGCTAATGTCGGCGGCCCTTGCAACTCATCGTAATAGTGCGCTGTGAGGGTTCCGGACGAGATCGACTGCGTGTTTGTCAGCGAGGTGAACGAAACCCCGCTCACAATTATTCGACCGCCCCGGGGATCCGCCGACATACCGAAGAAGGGCCCCGGCGGAACATCGTTGTCGCCACCAGTTCCGCTGCCATCGATTTGCCATCTCGTCACTGTCGACAGTTCCGCGGCGCTTTCCAGGTCATTCACGTTTGCGGCCCTCCCGCTGATGTGCACCGTTTCTCCGCCACGATTCGGAATCCCAAACTGTACAGGGCTGCTCTTCGCCAGCGCTCCGAAATGCCAGCCGTTCTCCGCCACAACAAAAGAACTCGTTGCGTCCGGCTCCAAACTCCACGCTGGCGAGACGGTCACAACTGTGGCTGTGTTTGCGGATACAGTCCTTTCTTGCCCCGCGCCTCTCCCCCGCGTGATGCGAACCAACATGTCCCGATAGCCATTGGCCGCCATCTGCAGGGTTTCGCTGCCAACAGTATTCGCAGAATGGATGGTCGCCGCGAACTCGGGCTGCAGTTCCATGCGCCAATAAAAATTGGCATGATCGAAACTCGGATCGGGCGGTGCAAGCAATTGCTCCGGAAAGCCCGTGTCGGTGAACTGCGCAGCGACAGCCTGGTTCGTCGCGATTCGGAAGAGCTGTGCGGGCGTGGCTCCTCGATACACGTTGAAATTGCTTGTCCCCGCAGGAAAACTTAGCCCGCCAAGCGTGGCGCTTGTGCCGTCACATGCAATCGTCGCCGCAACCACAAAAGAGAGCCCGCTCTCCCCGCCCACGCTATCGACCGCCGAGACGGCGTAGTAGTTCGTCTGTCCGGCTTTCAGGGTTCCTGATGTCCCCAGTGTCACCGCCAAGCTGATCAGCGGTACTCCTAAACTGGAGGCCAGTGCGGTCGCAGGAGAAATGAAGCTCACACTCACTTCCGTGTCACTTGAACCATCGCTACTCGTGGTCGTCGACTCCGTCACCCCGTACTGAATCTCTCCATTGGAATCAAGCACAGTTCCCATCAGGGGCCTCGGCAGCCCCACTCCCGTCCGACTCTGCTGCCCGCCGCCAGTCGGAGATGTCACTTGCCCGTTCGTATCGGCATACCACGCATCATCGTGAATCTGTGCGGTGAGGCTCGAAGTGCGGTAGTTCGTCGCCGGTGAGATTTTGAGGACCCGGAAAGGCTGCCGGTCGAAGCCCTCCTTCAAATAGGTCAAGGTGATCAGATCGCCTGGTCTGATGCCGAACGCCTTCACGCTCGTCAGGAACTGAACATACGTGTTGCCCCGGATCGATTTATCCAGCGTGAACTTCAGGATTCGAGCCGCCTGATCGTAGTTCGGGATCCCGAGCGCCGTCAGGCTCGTGGAGACTTCCTGGCCAGTCTCGGCAATATCAACGGGATCTGCCAATTGATAACTGTCCTGCTGGTACGAGTTCAGCGCGTCCTGAAACTCGACCGTCAGCAGGTTCGGCGTATCCGCGATGCTCCGCGAGGTGACTATCACACTCGGTGAGCCATCCACCTCCCGCATGATACCCGAATATCCGTTGCTACCGTCGCCAAATTCATAGCTTGGCCATCCGCCGTTAAGCTGCGCGGAGCTGTTGGACCAATCCGGCTTCACATTTCGTTCCAGCGCCAGTGTGTTCTCTACCTGAACTTGCAGCATTCCGCCCGGCCCGTAGGTGAGATATAGTCTGCTGCCATTGCGAATGCCGCGGACCACATCTCCACAACTCCTCCGCGTCTGCAGCACCAGGTTGCATTGAAATCTCGGGATGCTGATCGGATTCCCATTCAGATCTGTCGAGTTGATCGGTTGATCGCAATACGCTGCCGCGCTCGCGAAGCTCACCGGGTCGACTTCCGAGATTCCCCACCCGCCCCGCCTGAGCACATCCAGCAGAATCCAGACCGGATTACTCGAAAACTGATCGCTCGTGTAGGCCCCGTCCGGCGCGTAGATCGGCACCTTCAAACCTTGCGCCAGTACCTTCACAGTCGGCAGTGAGTTCCCACTGCTGATGCTGTTGGGTACAACCACCGAAAGATACGCCATGCTGCCATACGGATCCCCCGCCGGTTGCCCGTTGGCGTCCGTGAAGTTCGGGTCGAGAACCCCGTCGCGCGTACCCAACGTCTCGACGTTATACCAACCGGTACCCGTCATGTTCGTTCCCGATACACCAAGCGGGATCTGAATGTCGTTCACCAGCACGGTCTGTACGGCCTGCATCTCTCCGATGCCTAGCAGCACTTCCATCCGCGTCAGGTTGCCGTCATTGCGGGCGAACACTACCTCGGGCTCGTACCAGGCCGTTCCGTACACCATGGGAACAAAATCGTTGTAGCGCGCCTGATTGATCGACAGACCGGAAGTCGACCAGTCCTTCCCATAGGCGCGCACTGAAATCGCGGCAGGTATGAACTCCAATCCGCCGAATCGCAATTGCATTCCGCGCGCTTGGCAGTCTCCCCGCGTATATCCGCAAGACGTGTATGGCGCGCCATCGTTCAGCGTCCCCGTCCCTCCGGTCACGTCCGGCGAATATCCGCACCGGTAGTAACGCGAGTACTTGCCGTTCGGTCCGCCGCTGAGCGCCTCGGCGCGCTGGTCAGCCGTCGCTGGAAACTCCCAAGGGCATCGCCGCTGAATTCGCACTTGTGGAAGGAGCAGACGCTGCAGATTCATTCGATTCGTAGCCGTCAGCCGGAAGGTCGATTCCCGGATCTCATCAGGCGGATTGCAAATCCCCTGAAATACCACCACCGTATCGGTCAGGGCCACATTGCTCCGCAAATCGTAGAACAGAAACCCAACCGTCAATCGTGCGCCCTTCCATCCCATCGCACGTTCGATCTCTGAGAAATGCGAGTCCGCATTTGCCAACACCAGCGAAATCTTCGGGCTTCCATCCACCCCCTGGTCGGACGCCGTCTGGATATCGAAACTACTGTGTTGGATCACTCGCGGAGCATAGGTCGTTGTTCCCACTGTCACCTTGTGTGTGCTCCACGATTCGGTGATCCCGTTCGACAAAACGCAGTCGAACAGTAGCAGCGGGGTATCCGTGACCGCCTGCTCTTTCAGACTAGAGGTGCTTTCCATAGAAGACCTTCACAGTGCACGAATGCTGATTGACTCCGGTCGCCGTTGTTAGCAGAACGTCGTCCCCCAGTCGCGCGTTCTCATACACGCCGCCTGTTGTACTCGCCTTGTACGTCGAGGCCCCCGATTGCGGCTCGACTTGCACGCCATAGACATCCAGCGACTTCCCCGGCATTATCTCCAGTCCGAATGCGATCGAACTGGCCTGAAGATCTCCAGATGCCGTGAAAACTATTCGGCTCCAACCCGGCGTCACGCTGGCGACTTCTCTCTGGTTTCCCAGCAGCATCGTCACGGACGCAGCGTTCGACGATCGCACGTACGCACTGAAGCAGTAGAGATAGCCCGCCGGCGCCATGATCGTCTGCACTATGCTTTGCGTGCCGGCACCCGAATTACTGACGTGCCACGCGTTCGCTCCCCCCGCCGGATCGGCAATCCCTGCCGTGATCGTCAGCAAGGGGCCGCAAGTCCAAACCGCGTTGTTCAGTTGATCGCTCCACGCCAGTAGGTTCGATGTCGGATCCAAGAATGTGAATCCGTTCAGCGTTCCCTCTGCTGCCGCGAAGAACTGCTCCAACGCCGAGTTCTCTGCATCGCTCAACTGGGAGTAGGTCAAAGTCCATTCTGTATACTCGCCGTTCGGGTCAGCCAACTTCACACAACTGCCGTCAGCCGCCGTGTTTAGGACAGTCCGCAGCCGTCGCCGCTTCTGTACGGGAAACTGGCTCATCGCTCCAGTCTCCAGTTGTGGATACGCCAACATCGTCATCCTCGGTTCTCGACCACTGTCAGCGAGGTCGCGCCGTTCATCTCCTCTGAGGTGATGAGGTCCAGTCCATCACTTGCCAGGCTGCAGCTCGGGTAGACCGTTCCATCCCATGGGTCCGTGAACGTGAAGGCGCCGAAACGCCCTTCGCTCATCTCGAAAAAGGTTTCCAACGCACTCATCTCCCCTTCGTCGAGTTGGTTCAGCCGGATCTCCCACCGATGCAGCGGCCCAGCCGAATCTCTATAACGCTGTTCCGTCCCGTCCAGGAATCGAAGCGTTTGGTTCCGAAAGCTCAACACTCGATTCGCCGGATATTGCGCCACCGCACTGGTCTTCAACTTGGGAAAGTTCACCATCAGAGTGCGCTCACGACATCGTTAATCGAGTTCATATTCAACATCGCCTCCCGTACCGCCGCGGCAATATCACTGCTGTGATCCATGAAAGATCGTGCGTCCATTGCCTGGACATTGACTGTGATCTGAGGAACTGCCACCCCGGGACCGCTGCTAGTCCCGGCGCTTCCCTGCGTCACCACCCCGCCTGTGTTTCCAGCGTTACTGCTGGGCGGCGTCGGTCCAACCCGCCCACCACTTTGCGAGACTCCATTGCCAGCTCCGCCGTACGCTCGAGGTAACCCCATTTGGTCGTAGTCGCTCAGTCCGACGCTCGAACCCACATCTTCGCCCTGAAATGCAATCGAGTCCGGCATCGCATACTTCGTCAGAATCGGAGCAGGGGGCGAATCGTCGCCGCTGAAAAGGCCTAGCAACCCGCCGATCAGTGGCACCATACCCAATCCGCTCTTCAGCACGGACGATGCGATCGATTCGATTGTGCTCCCGATTCCTTCACCACCCGTACTCGCTCCAACCACGTCGCCCACCAATGGAACATTCGGAAACACGCTCTGCAACACCGTAGTAGCCGGGGAGTGCGCGCTCGTATCGCTCGGGTTGCTCGCCGTGCTTGACTTCCCCGGAGCAGTTGGCGAAGCGGAATGCCACGTCATTGGCTTGGCCGTTTGGATCTGCTTCCCCGCGCCCGTGTCTATCCTGGTGACCCGCTCGCTTCCATCGATCGCCGAGTGATCGTTGCTCGAGTGGCCATGCGCCACCGCCGCGAATGTCTCATAGATCCTGTCTTGTGTTCTGCTGGGCATCGCTTATCTCCCCCGCCACGGCCCTCTCCAAAATCACGAACGCTTCTACTTGCCGGGCCGACAAATGCTCGAAGTCTCTCGCACACAGGCGCCGCCGCACGAAATACTCCTCGATCCACGTCTGACTTTCCGCTGTGATGTACGATCTAGGGCAAGTACGGAGTGAAACCGTACGTCTCATCCACACGATCGGCCCACCTTCAGTCACAATGCCCGGTATCCATCCACACCGCCGCTTCCGCTCCAGGCCGGATCTCCGGCAAACGTCGCACTTCCACCCGGCCTGGTTGGAAAACTGAAAATGGAAGGCGACTAGGAGTTTTTTCGTTCTGCTTCGTTCAGTCCGGTCTCCGTGCGCACAGCTTCCAACGCCTCTAGGAAAAGGGGCTCGGGACCAGACTCGGCCACCAGTTCAGGGGTAGCGTCCACGCCGTCGATCGTCAGGCCGGCAACACTCTTCAGTCCCCAGACGACATACAGGCGGTCGATCTCCGCTTGCACCAGCGCGGCATCCATTCGGTCGCCCGGTTCCGTCCCGGCCTCCAGGAACTCCATATGGCGCGCCAGTTCCCGCACTCTCCGCATCAGCTCCACGCGCCGCGCAAAAGACATCCTCGTCACCGACAGCTTCACACCCGGTGCGGCTTTCGACTCCAGGACAGTGGTGCTTTCGTAAGTCACAGCTCTCGTCTCCTCACCGCGCTCTACCCAAATGCGACCGTCACTTCGTCATCCACCGTACCCTGTGCCCGCGACGACGTAAATCTCCACTGCAATCGATTCTCGCTATCGTCAAACTGCGGCACTTCCGGTATCACGCTCTTCAGATATACCCCCATAACCTGCCCATCCGCCTCTCCCAACTGAAACATCACGCTGATGGGCGAACGCTGCCGGGCCGCCTGATACAAGCTCTTGGTCGTGTCGTCGTCCATGCCGTAGAGATCGAACGCCGCCGACACCTGCCGCTGTCCCCCTGTGATCGCCCGCGGCAAACTTGACCCGAACTCCCGCGATCGCGTCTCGACTGAATTCTTCACTACCACCGACGCACTCGTAATCGTTAGGAATTGATTCGGCGACGAGCCCAGCCACGCCTGCCCCAGGTTGCCGGGCACCACCGAGAAGTTGAATCCTGCCACTTCTGGCTCCTGCGGAAAGCTCTGTAGCTGTCCTGCCGCTCCGCTCGAAAAACTCGAGCTGTCCACGACGTCCTGTGCTACGCCGCTGAAGTGCATCTCGTGATAGTCGCCGTTGATCTCAATCGACATCTGATCGACGGCCGCCCCGCATAACAGCCTTTGCACCGAACTCGTCGGGTCCCAATAGTCGAAGATACTCGCGCTCGGCAATACGGTTGCCGGACCATACGTAACCGCTGCCGTCACATTGGAGCCCGTTCCTGGAACGATCGTGAACGGCGCATTCAATTGCACGTTGCTCGCATCCACGATCGCCGCAACAAAGCGAATCTCGCCGGACCCTGACGAGACCGCCTGCCCCACGTTCAACCCGTGTGACCCGCTGAATCCCAGTCGGCCAGTATTCGTGCACGATGCCACGGTGCCGCCGGCAAAGTGTTGCGGCGTACCGCCCAGCGCAGCCTGTACCAGAGGTCCATATCCTGGGCCCGAAGCCGTCTTGTCCCAACTCGTTAAATACGTCCGTAGTTCGAAGTTGGTCCGCTTTCTGCCACCCGAAGGCAGCCCCGCGAACGTTCGGCTACCCGTCTTGTCTTTGCGGTCCTTCGCGTCCAGTTGCTGTTGGATCGCGAGCTTTAAGGCCGGAACCCGGTTGAGTGCTGTGATCGCCGGCACCTGCCCGTACGAACTCTCGATCGCCGTGTAAAACCGGTTTGCGTTAGAGGAAATGTAAGATGCCATATCAACTCCTGCTGACTCCTATCTCGAAGGTGACCTTCGCCACCTGGATGTAGTTCCTTCCACCTTTTTTCACGGGCCCGAACGATACCTCATACGCGCCGCCGTAAAACATACCGTCCCCCCAGTCGCCCCGGCTGCCGCTGAGCACCTGCGTCATCGCATCGGTGTACGTTTCCAGTGCGTCCTGCAGTCCATCCAGCCGGTCCAGCGAGTGTCGCAGCTCTATCGCCATTTGCACGCCGCCGGAAAACGTCCGAAATTTCTCATGCAACGAGTTCACGATCTTCTCGCAGTAAACATTCACGGCTGGATACACCACCGTTGTACTTCGCTCTGCGATATCCGCGGCCACATTCTGGGAACGCACTTGGGCCGCATCCAACGTGCAGTCTGTCGCCACCCCGCCCTGCGTGAGCGCTGCCAGGCCCGAGTTCACTCCACTCGGACCCGTGATCTTCGCAATCACTTTCCCCGTGGTTGCACTCGCGATCTTTCCCGTCATTAGCCCCTCTGTATCAACCGCGGCACCGGCTTGACATAGTTCGGCGATTGCCCGTCGCTCGGAGCTGTGCCGCTCGTAATCAGTACTGTCGGCTGAAACCAGTTCGTGCCCATAGCCAGTGGCACGCCGTTTTGAAGCCAGAGATCGTCCAGCCCCGACCCGGCGTATACATTCCAACCGGAAGCATTTGGAGGCGCTGAAGCTGGCTGCACAACAAAGGTGCATCCGGCGGTCGCGATCGTCGTTGGATCTGCGCACACGCCCTCTTCACCGCGACTGTTGATCCAGGACGTCGTCACATAGTACGTCCCGTCGGGCACGGCTTCACCAACTGACATCGTCACCGTCGGCATCGCCGCTTTGCTCACCGGGCAGTTCGTGATCCCGATCCCGGTGTCGACCAGCCTTTCGTAGGCCCAAGCCGCCATCGCGTGAAACTGATCTCGCTTGCCCGCGTACCGGTCATTGAGTTGGCTATTGAATGCATCGCCGTACACCAGATCGAGGCTCCGTAATCCATGCCACAACTTGAGCGCCGGTGTCACCACCACGTTTCCGACGTTCTGCGTCGCGACCCAGAGTGGTCCCCCCGTGGAACTCAAACTATCCAGCAGCGTCTTGAGTTCAAGCCCGATCTCTTCTTGCGCAAGCCAGATTTTCTGAGTCACGTCGATGCCTTCGGAGCTCGCCACAGAGAGCAACTGCGAGTCTCGTGCGCACAGATCATCGATGCTCGAAATGGGACCATCCGTGAACAGTGCCATGGCCCCGCCTACTCCTTTGATCCTTTGACACCCTTGAGCCGGCTCAAATCTTCCGTTGACAGCACCGCAAACTGAACCTTGGCCGCGGCCGATTCCTGCTCCGCCCGCCGCTTTGCGTCCGCCTGCTGCTTCCGGAACGCGGTTGCTTCCCCTGCCTCAGCCAGGCGTGCCTTTCCGTCCACCACCATCTTTGCGGCAAGTCTCGACGCTACTTCCGTGAATACTCCCTCCTTGCCGCCATCCTGCGTTTCTCGGCTCACTACCACAGGAAACTCATCCTTGATCGTCTCGGCAAGCTCGCGAATATTTCGGTAATAGAGCTGCAAGTCCATTTCTCACTCCTTCCGTCTCTCGCACTGTATTCTGCGCTTGATCGCCGGGGATGCGCTTCGATTACGACCGCGCATCCCCTTCCAAATGCCGTGAGTCCTACGTGTTCACCTGCACGCCCGAACCGTTCCGCAGGACGGCGCAGCCGTATAGCATGTCCACCGTGAACTGCTGTGCCAAGGTATTTGGCTGGTAGCTCATGACCACTCTCATCCCGAAGTTGCCGAGCTCCGCGTACTCCGCGATCGCACCCGTTCCGGGCAAAGGTTGCGGAAGTCGCCGGATCACCAGGCCGATCGCATCTTTCGCGAACGCCAGGTTGTGCGTCGTCACCGGAGCGCTCCCCGTCTTCGGCACGAACTGCGACCGGAATACGAAGAAATCCTTGACCTTGCCGATCGTGCCGTCCACGATGGCCTTTAAGCCCGCGTCGCCCGCAGTCTGGAATTCGCTGAATCGCGGAATCTGTCGCCACGCCGAATAGGTCGCCGCATCCACCACCATGAACTTCTGTTCGCTTGATGGCAGTTTCGAAAGGAAGAGCGCCGTTTCCGCCTGGTCAATCACGGCTTCCGTGATCGGCGTGCCTGGGGTGCCGACCGGCGTATTCGCCGTGAAGCTGCCGTAAAGATTCAGAAGGTCGGATTCTACCCGCTGTGCAATCGCCGCTACGGCCGGTTGCATATAGATCTTTAGCAGGTCCGGAACCGCCAGAATCTTGGTCACGTCCGGAATCTGGAAAGTCGCTTCCACGTGCGTGTTCAGCACGATCTGTGCGTTTCCGAGACTCGGATTCTGCGTCTGTACCGTTCCGCCTTCGACGATGTTGTTAGCCACCATCACGGGCGGAATCGGGATATTCACTGTGTCGCCGGCTTGCGCCAACACCGGTTCATAGCTGCGATTCACCAGGTTCCCCATCACGAGGTTCCCGACTAGTACCGGCAAAGCGTCCGCCGCCACCAGTTTCACGATCGCGTTTGCAACATTAGCTGAAGTAATAGCTGCCAATTCTTTTCTCCTGATGAAGCGGGCCCTCCGGCCCGCCGATTTTCTGACTTGCGAGTCCTGTTTGCTAGCTGCCCCGAAGGGTTTCCGACGCCACGCGCACGATCTCCTCTCGTACCCGTTGCATCTCGTCCGCACTCATACCTGGGCGGATCTGGTCGATGCTCACCGATTCCCTTCCTGCAATCGGTGCTTTCAAGGTGGCCGTCATGCCCGTCCCCCCTGCGATCCGGGCCGGCAGGAACTCCGGGTTCTCTGCAACAAACGCGGAGAGATATTCCTTAACGGAAACCTCGCCGCTTTCGCCCCGTGCCACCAGCCGTCCGTCCTCTGTCCGCGTTACGCCGTCTTGCACTGCTTTGTAGGCAAGATCGATCTTGGCAACGCCCAGTCGTTGCAACTCGGCCCGTACCGCCGAACTCCGCTCTGCTTCTGCGGCGATCTGGCGGCTTCGCTTGTTTTCTTCCGCCAGATCGTTCAGCCGCCGTTCCAGGCTTTCCCGGCGTTTTCTCTCGTCCTGCAACTCGGCTTTGTAAGCGGGCTCGCTCTTCGCCTGTTGCGCGCTCGTGAATTCCTGGATTGCCTGTCTTACAATCGCTTGTATATCGATATCTTCCATATCCGCCTTTCCCTGAGTGTTGTGGCGCAGACGCTCCCGTCTGCCGTCTCGGCACTCATGTCGAGACCTTTTCAGGCGCTTACTGATTCCGCTCTTACTGCGCCCTATCGATCTCTTCCGCCACCTGATTCTTAACTTCTTGCCGGGCGTCGCAAAGGTACTTGAACGACAGACTCTTGAAAATCTGTCTCTTCAAGGTCTCCGAACCGATTCCCAATTCCAGCAGTTTCTTGGCGTCGTCCAGATCATCGCTGAAATCGTTGATGTCGAACTCGTCCATTCCCGTGACGTCCACTGACAGTCCGTCCTGTCTCGCTGCTACAATCGCCCAGAGCACTTGCTTCATGGTCTCTTTCATCGTGTCGCCGTACGATCGCAGAACCTCCTGCGTCACGCTGAAATCGCGCTGTTTACTGACCCCGGATACTCTCAGGTCGCCCGCGCTCGGCGTTCCCGCCTGGTTCATTAGATAGCAGACCCGGTAGATCTCATCTTTCAAACGCACCAGGTTGTCCGCCGCAATCTGATAAACCTTGCCTTCTGGTTCAGTCCAGCCGAAACGGTCATTCGCACCCAACTGGATGTAGTACGACTCGCCCACCATCTGATGGAACGGTCGCTCCGAATACACCACCGGAGTTGCGAACAGCCCCATCGTCAAAGCCCACGAAAGCGCGTTCGACTTGTTGAAGTGCTCCATCTGCAACAACGCCGACTTGTTCATGAGCCACAGCCCGTCCGTCACCTTCATCTGGAAGACCGGAACGCGCCGTTGGGCCGCCAGCCCGTGCCGTCCTTCATCGATCAGTTCGATCGGATTTTCGTACTTGGTGCGCCGGTAGATCTGGTAGTTTTCGGGATCGTAGTAAAGCCACCGCGTTTCTTTCTCCCAGCCCGAATCCGTCACCTTCGATTGCCGCAAGCACGACGTCCGAATGACTACCCAATCCAATCCTCCACGCTCGTCGTGGTTCCAGTTGATTACTTCGTCGGGGCCGTAATCGACCACGTAAGCGCGCGACCTTCCCGATGCATCTTCCTCCGCCCGTGTTAACGCTCCGCCACCCATCCGCGGAAAATCCACCACAATGAAGCTGCTTCCGCAAACCAACGTCTGTACCAGTCGCTGGCGGAAGAACTCGCTCAGCTTGGTGCCCTTCAGGTCACAGTCCTTCGATAAGAGGTTGAAGTATTCTTTTGCCGCCAAGTCGTTGCCTTCGAATAGGACGGTGGGCTCACGCCGGATTAGCGTCGCCGCATACCAGTCGATGATCGACCCAATGTAGTTCTCGTAAAATACGCGGTTGAGCCGCTCCTGATAAACCTCGCCGGGCTCCTTATGTCGCCGGACCAGATATTCCGATGCATTGGCCCGTAACCGCTCGCCGCCGGCATACAGGTCCTTGTACTGTCTCCACATCGCCTTCCGCGCGACGTATTCCGGATGTTCCCGATCGATTTTCAACATGTTTAGTCCTTCTGGATCGCTACAGCACAAGCGGCTCCGGTCTGTCACCGGAGTACCCTCGACACTCCTGCCACAATAGATAGCCGAGCGCATCCGACAAGTGAGTTCGCAAACGGTCCCGATCCTTGTCGATGTCCGTACCATCCCCCTTGTAGCAGACCTCTTCAAAGTCCTGGATCAACTCCTTACATCGAGGGTCAACTCGCATCCCGACTGTTCCATAAGCGTTCACAAACTGCTTGTTCGTCAAATTCACGCGATCCTTCACTGGCGGATTCGATCGCGCGATATTCTCGCCCAGAACAATGCTTGAGTTGGCTGCAAAGTACTCTCTCACCATTGCGAAGTCGGAATACCCTGTCGTCTGTGCTCGGCTTCCCGAGGCATCTCCGTACAGTGTTACCCCCGCCCGGTGCCCCCCATAACGGCGCAGGAACTCCTCGCACGCGTCTCGTGTAGTTGCATGCCGGATGACGATCTCATCCACCACCCTCACCACCTCGCGATGGGTCTGCACGATCACCGAACTCATCGGGTCTACATTGAAATCGAGTGACCACAGCAAGGGGAGCGTCGGGTCGACCGCCACGTTGCCCACATGCCTCTCGCGATCGAACGAGGAGTACACCCGGCCCGCTTCCATGCTGACGTAAAGTCCCAACGCCTCTTGCTGAAAGAACTTCTGGTCGTAGCTTTTCTTCAGTTGCTCGTAGTAATCCCCAACTTTGTTGAGCAGGTGCCGGTTCTCGTATGCTTTTGCAAGCACCACCCCATACCCTTCGACTCTCTGGGAAATGAATTTCCGGTAAACCCAGTTGAATCCTTTCGGCGTCCATACCGCAAAGCCGCTCAATCGGCCCGCCTTTGGATCCCGCAACCTACCTTCAAGCCGCAACCACGATTCTTCTTGTGTGTATGTCAGTTCGTCTACACCAAACCATGCCAGGTTTGTCCCGCGAAGCCGTTCGAACTCATCCAGCGACCGAAACAGAATCCTTGCCCCGGTCTCCTTCATCAGCAGTGTGTTCTCTGCCTTATTCAGGTCGAAAGGAATCGCGTTGCTCTCCAGAATCTGTAGTAACGAAGCCTGTGTCGCGTCACGCAACATAGGATAAGTCGGTGCCCCGAGCAATCCCATCCGGCCCGGATTCAAATAAGTCAGCTTGATCGCTTCTTGGCAGAGCGCCTGGCTCTTCCCGCTTCCAATCGGTCCGGAAAACCCCTTGAACCGCGTTCGTAGCTCGTGAAACTGCCTCTGCGAAGGAAGCGGGTCGTACTCTATTCCTCGCTGACGGAACTGCCCGCTGGATCGACCCACGTGACCTTAATCTCCTTCGTGTCCTGCAGCTCAGCCTCTTGTTCCAATTGCATGAGCTTTAGATACTCGCCGATTGTAGGTTTAAAATCCCGGTCCGTCATTCGCTTTTCAAATTCCGCGATTATCTTTCCCAGTAGTTCGACGACCCTGATCCGCTCCTTCAT